GTGCGATGAGCAACGCGATAAACATTATCAATATAAGTTGTGCCAACACCCACAGCACTGCCATCTGTATTTAGTGATGTTAGTCCATGACCAACATTAGAATTACTTACTATGAAGAAGTCGCCAACGTTCAATCCGGATGTAACAATACCACTATTATTACCTGAACCTGATGCTCCTTGTGTAAATTCTGATTTTCTCAAGAACGAATCGGATGGAATCACTAAATCAAACACTAATCCAGTCACAGCAACACCAGCTAATGAAGTTGTTCCAATACCTGTTATGATTCCATGGTCTCCAGAATATGATATGACAGTATTCTTCTCTTCAAGAACAGGGTCAGCACCGATAAGAACCACTGGTGGATTTGCATCACTATATTCTGTTCCAGCGGTTGAAACAGTTATACTTGTAACGACACCATTTGTAATAGATGCAGTTGCTTCTGCACGAGCAGTGGTTCCAAGTCCAACAGGATTTTGAATAGTGACGGTTGGAGCACTATCATATCCTCTACCACCTGTTGAGATCGCGACAGATGATATTGTTCCTGCAGCAGATACAATCGCAGTTGCAGCAGCTGCTAATCTTTCCACGTTATTAACGATAACTATATTTTTCTGGAATTCAGTTGAAACATTGTTTTCATTTTTTGCATTAAAGAATGGTCTTACAGCGGTTACATAAGCGACTGTTGTTCCGATTCCCACAGTTTGAATTAAATTAGTTGTTGGAGTAATATTACCTTTATATAAATCTCTATCTTTGTAAACAATCTTACCCTCTACAAATTTGTCTTCTATTTGTTTTGTCCAAACAATCGGTCTATAAACTCTTGTATCTTCAAAAACACCGGGGCCATTATAATTGTTTGTATCTACAGAATTTGATGATGTTATCTCTATTACACTTCTAGACTCCTCTTGAAGGAAACTTTGTTGATTTAATGATCTAGCGTAACCAAGAGTGAGATCATCACCAACTTTGACACTTTCAATAACGTCTCTATCGATCACGTCAGCACCACCAGTTCCACGATAGAATAATATTTTAAGTGTATCTCCAAACTTGGGAGCTTCATCAAATGTAATATTACTACCACCAAAGAAAGTATAAGACTCTCCGGGTATTTGTAGAATATCATTTACAAAAATGAATAAAGTATCCTGAACTGTAACAGGTGATCCGGGTTTTGCCTGAATTGATAATGAGTCTCCACCAACAGTAAGTGGGAATGTTCTACGTGATCCGTCAAATAGGTTTTGGAAAGTATCTAATACTTGTAATGATCCTACAGACCAACCACTGAAATTGTCACTAGATATATCATTAATTGTTATTTTAAACTCTTGTGTGTCAACAAAACTTGATGTTGTTGGAATACCAGCTGATCCAGTGAGAGATAATGTGAGTATTTCACCGACACCATATCCATATCCGGTATTTGTGATCTTGAAGTCCATCACAGTGGAACCTTGACTTACAATAATATCTGCCCTTGCCTCTGATCCGGCAAATCCCGGAGATGATGTGCTATGAATAAGTTGCATATCACTATATGATAATGGGTCATCAATAACAATCTTAGTTAATTGATCAACTCTACCACCTCTTGCATATAAGTGAGCCCTTGTTGATATTCCACTGTTGATTTCAAACTCAGTTGCACTTAGAACTCTTATTACTGATGCACCATCAAACGCTACGTCTTGTCCACTAGGTGAATTATTATTTGCTCTTGGTGCAATTATTGCAGGTTGTATAAATCCACCAGAAACATATTGTGTGGGAACAGTTGACACACCAACATTTATTGTGAATTGAGTTGCACTTGCAACACCTACAACTGGTGTACCGTCAAAGGCAGGATCACCCTCTCTTGGATATTTGTGTTGGGTTGCATAGTTATTCTTAGAGCATGTAAATCTTAGTGACTCTTTCTTAAGTTTAATACTCCTTCCGGGTAATAATGTATGTGCACCTATGGTGAGTACTAATACACCTGTATCAGCAGCGTACGTCGCGTCAGACACGTCATAGAAGTTAAGTTCAGACTTACCAACATTAATAGTGATAGTGTTAGTAGTTACAGCAGTAATTGCAGTTTGAATACCAGCTATTGGATCAGTTGGCCTTGGATATGGATGATCACTTCCATAGTGATCCATTTCACATGAGAATACTATTGAACTTGTTCCAATACCCACAGTGTCGTTTGTAGATAGACCATGACTTGGTATTGATATTACAAACACTCCAGTAGATGCATTATAAGTTGCATTTGTTGGTGTAAACTGAGTTCCAACACCTGTTGTAACCGCATTTGGAAGCGCATATCTGAATGTATGAGAATAATCTCCACCCTGTATTACGGCACTACTTGCAGCACCTATGAATCTGTGTGTATATTGCTGACCAATAGGAGATTTAGATACGTCTAGAGTTATAGTTGTTGCTGTTGTCGATGCAACTGATATTGCAGTGTCAAAGAAACGATCTCTGTTTCTTGGATAGATATGATTTACCGTAGCACCAAGTCCACATGTAAACGCCAAACCAGTTAATATTACATCACTACTCTTACCAGTTGTAGATAAACCATGAGCAGCGAGTGTAGTTACTGTCATGATACCAGTTGTATTATCGTAGTTTGCACTTTGAACTCCTACAGCTGGGGCGTAATCACAAGTAAATGCAATACCAGATACTACTACTTCATTACCAACTGAAAGATTATGTGCAAATGCAGTGGTTATGGTTGTTATACCAGTTATTGAAGAATAACCAACATTGTAGATATCCCTTGGTTTGTAGAAGAATTGTGGATTAGTGATATCAACGCTAGTTACATGACCACCACTAACATTAGCAAGACCAATAGTTGTGATACCAGACTGATCAAATCCCTCAGTTTGTAAACCTACAGATACAGTTTGAATACCTGATCTATAACCAGAACCTGTATTACCTATACTTACACTATTGATTGTTCCTGCGAGAGATACCACAGCAGTTCCACCAGCTGAGACTAATGGTTGATATCCAAATCCACTTGTTGATGCGACAGATATGATTACTCCACCAACAGGTATTGAAGCAGTATTTACATCCCTTGCTACTGAACTTGCAGCACCAGTAAATGTTATTGTTGTCCCTGATCCAACAGTTGACAATTCAAAATCACCATTTGATCCCGGTGCTTGTAATATACCATTAATAAGAATCAAAGCATTGTTAGTTGCAATACCAGTTTTTTGTGCTTTATCTACAGTAAGTGCGTACTGTCTATTCTTACCATTAAAATCTGATGTTAAGTCATCATAAAGGTGATTAGTGGAGTATGTTTCTGTTGTGCCGTTTACGATACCAGATCGAGTGAATACTCTTCCTTGGAAACTTGATGATGTGGTTATACCAGCAAAATCTCTTTCATCAGGAGGGTTTGTTGTTGATCCTATTGGATTCTTTCCGGGAGGTGCCTCTGAGAAAGTAATCTCATTTTCAACAATATTGTAATTTCCTCTTATCTTTTCAACTAAAGATCCTGTTGGGAATCCGGCTATTGATGTTCCTAACCTCTGTCTTCTTACTTTAATACCATTTGTTGTTCCAATACCAACAGATAATATCTTCATTACTTCACTTGTGTTACCACTACTTACACGAATATTATCTGCACCAAAGAATGATGTAATACCAGTAAAGAATATGACATCCTGAGACTTATCAATACGTCTATCAAGTGTTGTTGTTACAGATGTTCCGGCGATTGGTGATTGTAGATAATTATCGATTGCAACTAAAACTCTTGTATTTGCATTTTTAGATGTGAATGAGTGCGATGTTCCAATACCAACGTGTGTTAAATCTAATGGAACAGCCACCTCTTTTAATGCATCTTGAGCACTTCTTGCCAACTGAATTTTATTTTCGCCTTTTTTAATGACAAAGAGTGATGATGGTAGTAAAGTAGTTGTAATACCAAGAGCAGGGAATTCTGTTGATGCTATTCCGATAGCAGATGATAAGCCAGTTCTTCTGTCTGTATGTGCATACGATACTTCCTCACCTGTCACAAAGAAATGATTTGGTAATGTTATGGTGTTTGCAGTTACGTCTACAACTTCAGATGTTGATCCATCATATGGTTTTTTAAATATTGGATCTCCATTATGTTCTAAGGCAAATTTTGATTTAATTGCTGATTGTGTTCCCTCATAATTTGCAAAAGCACTCTCTAATGAAGCATTTTGTAAATCTTTTAAAGCTTCACCACCAACATCCCTTGTTGCACCTGATGGTAACAACTCTGTATTTTCTTCAACTCTTAAAGAATTGAGGAAAGTGGTAATTGAAACTCCAATACCTGCATTAGGTACAAAAGTTATTTCTGTTACGTTATCTGATGTTCTTCTACCACTAATTGTTCCAAGACCAGCAAACGCTGTTCCTACCTTAACGTTTCCAAATTCAGTAAGGTAAACATTATCATCATCTGTATAATCATCAATTATCACTACCTCCGCTAATTCATAACTTCCATTTAACTTATCAGCAATTTGAACAATACAATAAGCAGCATCATAAGCATCACCATAACTTGCAATACCAACTGGAACTGGAGTAGATGATGATGAAATACCTGTGCTTTGTGCAGACATTTCAGTATAAGCCATGTCATAAGATCCAATTCCAATATATCCCTCAGTCGCAATACCAATGGCAGTTGCGTTTATAAATGCAGTTGTTAATCCAGCGTCCGGTGTATATCTTACAACTAAATCATTTCCAACCATTAATGGGAAGAATGTTCCTATGTTACCAGTTGATGAATAGGCATCTTGTGAATGAATTGTTAATTGACCATACTCTTGGAACCCAACATTTGTGCCATCGTGTATAACGCTTACTTGATCGTATTCAACACTACCATCACTACCCTCGACGCTTACAAATAATTTTGCAGATCTATGTCCAGAAACTGTTGTTCCTATACCAGCAAGTGTAAACACTGTACCTGCTGCTCCACCAGCCACTGATACACATGTTGATTGTATACTTACCAATCCACCGTTAAGACCCTCTGATGATGTAGGATCAAAAATAGGTAATGAAGTAGTTGCAGTAGCAACATTTGTTGTTGAAACACCTAATTGATTGGTATCAATTTGATATGACCATAAAACAACATTATAATCGTTGATAGTAAATTTGTGTGGGAAAAATCTTAATACAGATTCTATACCATCAATAACAAAATCAAAAGATCCAAGATCCAGAGTGGTCTCAACAGATCCATATTGATTCATCATTGTCAATCCACGACCAGTATCATGTAAAGTATTGATGATCATAATTTGTCTTTCACCTGTAAATAATCTATCTTGAATGTACGCTACAAAGAATTGTGTTCTACCATCAGACAATCTATTTCGATAAACATCTGCGAATGGAGTTGATCTTGCATTATTATTAAATAGATTACTAAAATCATCAATTGTAACAACTCTGTTTGACACTGATTCAGAAAAATCAGTTAATATTCTTGATTTAAAATTAAATTCATCAGAAAATGGTTTTTCAAATCCCTCAACGTAATTTTCTGATACTAAATCAAAATCATGAAATGATTGTAAATTCTCTACACTTACAAGATCTACTAATTTAGTGACAACACTTTCTGGACGAACTACTAAATCATCAAATCTTTCAGTTGGCAATTGTGATTCTAATTGTAAATTACCAAACTTTTTAAATCCAGCTGTATGACCTAGGGATCCTACGATATCTTTCCATTCATCATACTGAATTCTTGATTTTACAGAATAAGAGAAAGAGTGATAATATTCGTTATCATGAACTCTTTGAATTTCATCATTCAAAAATCCTGTGTTAGTTTGCCAACCATTATCTACAAGTGAAAAATAATTAAGATTATATTTTGATTCATATTTAATTTTTTCTTTGATTATTCCTTTTGCACCAGTTGGAGCTGTATATTCATTTTCATTTCCAATTCTCTCTCCTCTAAATTTCGTTTGTTCAATTATTTGACCAATCTCAAATTCTCTATTACTTTCAACAGTTAAATATTTACTTGAATTATTCCAATCAGAGACTGCACCTTTAACCACAGTTCCAGAACTATCAACCATTTGTATATCATCACCAATTCTAAAATCGGTTGGTTGTAGTTTAATATCAAATTGAGGGAAATATTTTTCAGGAACTAATGTTGCATTTGATTTTACTGCGTTGAATACACCGGGGAACTCAATATTTTTTTCCAAAAATTCAGACATGCTATAGGTGACAATTCCAACACCACCATAATTTGGATGAACTTTAGTAAGTGTAAACAATGCGTAATCATAATCTGATGAATTATATCCAGAAGCTGTGGAACCCACTCCAACACTCACGTTTTCGACAAGAACTTTATCACCTACACTAAATGGGAACGGATCGATATATTCACCAATAGCGTTTAAGGTTCCACTAAAAGTATTCTTCATGGTTACTGTTACTTCTTGAGTATCATTATCGTAAGTAACGTTCTTTGCTCTTATCCCATTTGAGTTACCTATTGGAATAATAGTGGGAGTAGAGTCATTTAAAGATTCAGTATTCTCTAATATCTCAACTATTTCTTGTTCAGGTCTATATCTTAAATCAATATCTGTGACAGGTTTTTTAGTGACACCATCTATGACAACTAAACTTGGATTTTGATTATATCCTTTTCCAAAAGATGTGATACCTATCGACTTAAAACCACTTAATGGAGTAATTCTTAACACCTGTGGAAATAAAGCCTCTGGTTTCAAAGTAGTATCACTAGGATAATCAAATCCAATATTTTCCAAAGATATTTTTGTTGGTTTACCTATTGTTGATGAGAAAGTTTCAACGACTGCTCCATTTCCTAAATCAGATGTGATTGTGGTTATACCGGGAACAATTTGGTATCCACCACCAGTTTCAGTGATTGTTATTTCATCAATAGATCCATATGCACTGGTAGATATTGTTGAGTATTTTAAAGTCGATGTTGTTGGTGAATAAGAGTCTGATTCGGGTGTAACTGGTAAATCATATGTAAATGTTGTAGACCCAGTTGAAATGATATTAAATCTACCACTATAAAGACTTTCTCTTGTTGAAATATTATTGTTTAATGAAACTTCATCATCAATTGTTATTTCTTTATTTTCAGTTAAATTATCTGATACATTTACTGGTGATAATTTATAATATAAATTTTTTGGTGTATTTTCATTAATTTTTAAAGTTACTTTTGCATCACCAGTAACACCAATCGTTCCAGTTCTTGTTACATCAAAAGAGGCTGACAATCCACTCGTTTCATAAATTTCATTAAATTTTTGATCTTTATAAAAATCAAAGTAGAAGGCAGGATATGATGTAGCACTCTGTGTATATGATAAAGATGAATCGCTTAAATCAAAGATAGCATTAGATCCTTTGTAAAATACAAAAGGAGGATTTATTGGAGAAATTGTTCCATCTCCAGTTGAAGATATACCAACAAATTCTGGAAAATCTTGAGATAGTTGATATTTACTATCAACAAATTTTAGAGTATTCGCGTCTACAACATAAACATAGTACTCTTTATTATTATCTAAACCAATCGGATCATCAGACGTATGAATTACTTTTGTTCCTGTTGTTAATTTATGATCATCAATGTTTATTGAATCTCGAATGCCACCGGTGGCTGCACCTGTAACGATTCCTGCAGCGACATAATCTAAAGGATTAAATACTGCTTTACGACGGACTTTATTATATTTGACTGTTATTGTAGTATTAATTCCAGTGTTAATATCAATAAAAACAGTATCATTATTTTTCAACCCATGAGTGCCAGTCCCTACTACAGTAACCACGTTTCGAGTAATTGATCCAGATACTGTATCTCTACCCTTTACTCTTAAACTGTGAATTGATCCAATACCAACATCTAAGAATTGTATTTCCTCAAAAGTGGGAAGTGTCCCTGTTAAACCTAATCCAAATCTAACACCAGTCGATCCGATTCCAACTTTTACTGTTGACAATCCTATGAGATTGTCAGTCTTTCTAATAACAAATAAAGATGTTCCAATACCTACTGTAGTATCAACTGTAGGAGTTGCACTAAAAAATTTGACTTTAGGTGCTGCTTCAGATCCATTAATACCATTCAATTCATAATTAACAACGTCACCGGTTTTTAATCCATGTTTAGGTAAGAATATTGATCCTCTAGGTATAACTCTAGTAGATGGCCCTACACCCGGATTATTAATGGTGATAGTATTTCCTATCCCAGTTTCGTTATCAGGATCTGAATGAGACGTTCCAATCGAATTTGATGGATTAAAGTATATTTCTCCTTCTTCACTAATCGGGAAACTTGTTTCTATTCCAGAAGAAAAAGTAAACACTCTTGGAATTTCTTCAAGAATGGTTGATTGAGTATGAGATATTCCAACTGCATCAACTTGTCTTAATACTCTTATTCGAGAGGAGAGAGTATCAACTTCTAATACTTTAACAGTTTCTGTTGAAAGGCCTACTTTAAATCTATCGTTAGGTCTAATACCACCTAAGTTACCCTCAACATTAAAGAATGTGACAATTCCTGTCGCACCTACTGTACCAATACCCTGTGATAAAATAAGTCTTGTAGAAGTAATACCTATTCTATAAGATCCAATTAATTGTGATCTTGTTGTTGTGAGTCCTCCAACATTTACAGTTACTCCATTTTGCAAATTAAGTGATGTTGATGCGATACCAACAAATGTTCTTCCAAAATCTCTGTAAAACTTAATTCCAGAAATGCTTTCTTTAGATACACTTATACCTGATATTGATCCCTTTAACTTAGTTACTTTTGCCTGTGCATCGAAAGAATTTGGAACATTTTGATCAAAGACCACTTTATCATTCACTTTGTAGTTGATACCACCGGATGTTATTCCAACAGAATTTACACCACCTTTTGTAACAAAATCAATATTAGAGTCTTGTTTTAAAAATTTGTATGATTCTGTCAAGTAATCATAACCACTGAAATCCTTATTCATCGCAAGAGAATAAGTGTTTCTTATCGCGTTAGATTTTGTAATATCAAAGTCGGTTTGATTAGATACTCTACTAAAATTAAATTTATTTGGACGTGAGTTAAATTTATCTCCTATTAGATAAGGAAATATTGGTTTTTTGAAATTCTTAAATACTCCGTCTGAGGCTGCTGTAGAATCAAAAGTAGCAAAATAAGCATATGTTCCATTTGGATATTCTGGAGTAACACAGAATCTTCCGTTATTTTCATCAAGAATAGAATCATCATTTGAAACTTTAAATGTAAAATCCTCCACAAAAAACTCTGGTGGAAAAGAACTAACAGGAGGTCTATTATCTTTCTTGCTTGCCTCTTCAACATATCCAGATTTTATTTGAACTATGTCACCACCATCTCTTCTTGAATATCCGTAAGGGCCGTAAATTGGATTACCATCAAATGCCCATCCTAATATTGGAGAATGTTGATCACTATTACTCTCAACTCCGTTAATTATTGATAAATCTTTTTTTCCAAAAAGAGTATTTCCGTCTGCATCATTTGCATATGATATTTTTCTTAAATTTCTAGGTGCATAAACGTATGAACATTGAAGTCCAAATAGACGATTTGTAGGTTCGCTTATAAAGACATCATCATCATTCAAATTTGATAAGTTTTTCTTAAATTCATTTACTCTCCATTTTTGAAGAATTGGTTTAAATCCTGCAGCTTTACCAGAGGCATCAACTCTTACACTTGTTGATGTCACACCATATCCAATACCACCACTTTCAATATTAACTGATGTGATAGTTCCTGATGAGTTTATTTGAGGAGTAAGTTTTGCATCTGAACCTATTCCTAATACAACTAAATCTGGTGGTGAATTGTAATCAGTACCACCATAACTTACGCTTACATCAACAATTCTTCCATTTGCCACTACTGGTATTATTACAGCGTCTCTTCCAGAATTTAAATTTATCTCAGGAACTCTATTAAAATTAAGTATCTCGGACGCACCATAACCAACACCAGTATTTGTCAATTGTAATGATGTTATTTCACCTCTGAAAATAGGCTGAACAGATGCTTTAAATGTATTACCAGATATTGATGACACTCCAACTCTTCCAATAACTTCTACTGATATTGGTGGATAGTTAAAAGTATGAGTTCCGACTCCGGTATTTCTTAATTCGTTAAATTGATTTGTTTTTAAATAAAAATTAGCTACAGTTGTTCCAACTCCAACGGCAGCTAATTTGAATTGATTATCATCTATTTTAGAAACATAATATTCTTTATCTGTAGAAAGTCCATCAATTGCGGTGCCGTCAACTGAGTATTTTACGATCTCCCCAGTTTTATAATCATGATTAGGAATATTGATTATATTAGATGCGGTACTAATTCCGGTTGACTCAACTGATCTTGCTTTATTCTCATAACCAGATCCACTATTTAATACAACAACTGAACTTAAAATAGCCTTTCCATTTAAAGATTTAAATGATTGCACACCACTGCCAAAAGATGTGAACGAAATTGTATTTACTCCAGCGATTGCTTCATCATAACTCTTATGCAATCTTATGGTATACTCTGATACTGATGATACATAATAAGTTGATTGCGTAGATAATCCTACAATTGGAATGCTTCCCAGAGGGTCGTATACGACTCTCTCTCCCTGTCTAAATCGATGATAGGTAGTAAATCCTATTGAAGAGGTATTTATTCCTGCAGCATCTAATTTTACAGTTCCGAGACCAACACCATCACCATTTATTATTAACTCATGTTGAATTGTATTTAATTTCGCTGCGGCTGTTGCACCTCTTCCATTACCACCAGTAATTTTTATAATTGGTTCTTCAATATAATCAAAACCAGAATCTAATATTCTTATTTCCTGAAGAGACCCCCTGATAGCAGCTGTTGCTGTTGCTCCGCTACCCACAGCATCATCAATTATAACAACTGGTGGATTAATCACATCATATCCCTCTCCACCTTTTACTACATTAACAGACTCTAATATTCCATAATGGACAAAATCTTTTGATTTGTAATTTAATATCTCTACGCCATCAACTAATAACCCAGTATAGCCTGGATTAGTAGAAACTTTTTTTGAATCATTAATTGGTTTTGATACCTCACGCACTAATTTTTGCGGTTCGATTACTTTACCTTTAAACTCATATTTTTCAATATCGTTTGATGTAATAGTAACATTGTCAACACCACCATCTGGATCTACTTTTGTAAATATTCCACTATAAATGTCTGACTGACTTCTAGCAAATTTAACTGTGTTCGCATCAATTCTTTTCACATAATATAATCCCTCGGCAAATAATCTACTAATAATATACTCTTGTCTTATTGTTTTACCTTCAGAATCAATTGTATTTACCTCACCTTTTTGAGGTGTGTAATATACAGCATCTCCGGTAAAATAATTATGATCAACTTGATCAGATATTTTTATTTCTTCATCATTACGATTATAAGTACCACCAAATGTTAGTTTTTGAGTTTTTGGGTTTAATTTTGAATTACCAGTAAATGGTAAGGATGATGATGTGACTAAAACTTTATTTTGCCCTTCAATCGGATCAATTGTATTATGAAAAAATGGTACGTGCTTATCACCAACCATCATTGTTCCTTTTGTTGGATGCTCATGTGATGGCCCATAATATGGAACACCATTAACTGTGCCACCATCTGGTTTTATGTAAATATTTTGAATATTAGCAGTAAACTTATTTAAATCAGAGTGAATATCAGAATCCACCTTTGATATTCTTCTACTTACTTTTGTAATTTTTGTTGGGTCAGATATTCCAGTTCCTGTGATCAAACAAGTGTTTCTATCAAAAACATCTGTCACAACATATATTTTGTTCGATGCCGGTTCAAAAGAAGACGTAATATTATCACCCCATTGTGTTCCCTCTGCTAATGTCTCATGTGTTGTAATTTGATCACCAATACGAAGTATGTTTGTATCCTGAGTGACTAATTTGTATGTGTTATTTACTGAGTCAACAATTTCTAAAGATTTAACAACATAACTTTGAGCTGAGTTGAATAACCAATTATTTTCTTTAACACCGCTTCCTATTTTTCCTAAATTTTTAATTTTTATCTTTGAACCAATTGATTGATTGTTTACATTTGGTGGAATTATAAAATTATTAAGAACTCCACGTATTTTAACTCGAATACCATTATCATTAACACCATCTGATGCGTATGCAAAAGTATTTTGATCAATTGCGGTATTATCAGATATCGCCGTAGTAATTCCGGTTGTATTAATACCTAGAAACTGATTTGTTGTTTTATCAGAATATGTACAAACACCAGAAGTTCCATTTTGATATAAGAACGATAAAGTTCCAGAATTTGGAAATCCAAGAGTTGAATCAACGTCAATAAAAGTTTGAGCGACACCAACTTGTCCAATTATTCTTGTTTTAGCATGATTTGAAAATTCACCGTAAATTAAATTTGTAGATCCACCGGTAGCTTGTGATGCATCAAGACTTAACTTAAAATATTCCTCAGTTGCTATTCCTACAGATATTTTTTCAACAGCTCCGATTGGAGCATATGCTTTTGATATATTTTCAAATTCATTTTGATATAAAGTTTTATTTAATAATTGATTAGGATCTCCATTAACTGATTCTATGATTAAATCTCTTGATTTAAGATAATTAGCATTAGATGGTGATATTACATCATCAATTGGACGAATAATATCAACCTTTTCACCATAAAGAGCTCCAAATAGTATATTAAATGACTCATCGGTACCTCTTGTAGAGTAAAAGTCTTTTGCTTGACGGATAAATTGTGATTTATTTAATTTTTCTTCTAAATTTTTTTGAAAACCATGCAAATATTGATTTTTTGCTTTTTTTAAAAATTCTTCAAGAAATAAAACACTTAAATTTTCAACAGTAGCGTTATTTTCATGATTTGCAGATGTTGATGTTGAAAAAACAAGATTTTCTGGATCTGAGGGATTGCGAAATGATGTAATTCCACTAAAACCCCTTTTACAGTTTACAAAACTTACATCTGTCTTACTTTCATATGTTATGATCTCATCATTTATCTTTATAAGTCCGTAATTATCAGGAAATCCATCCGTATTAGATACAAAAATAGTAGATGTTGTTATTCCAGCATAAGCAGTTGTATTTGTTGATTTTGTAAGATTACCACATTCACTTAATTTGATATATGAGTCAATATTTTGAATTAAATCAACTGGCCCACCTTGATACTCTTGACCTTGATAGTATTGAGACAAAAAATTCCCTACCAAAGGAAAATCCTCTTGCACATAAGAGGGTAATTGGTTTTTTACTATCTGATTTAACTTAACTCTCTTTTCGGACATCTTTTAACGTATGATGTTTCCATTTTTGTAACTTGTTGTTACAGTATATGTTGATCCTGATGGATCAGCACCAGAACTAATCTCATCTACAACCATGTCAACAAAACTATTGTCTAATTGTAAGTAAAGATCTTGTAATCCAATGATATCATTTGATTCGGGAGTGGCTGATATCTCCAAAATGTCAACATTGTCTTTTGTTTTACCTGATACTATATTTATGGGGTCTAAAGTGATGCGTCCTTTCTTATAATCAATTACACCAATATTTCTTCTTTGAATGACAGGTGTTGATGATCCCTCATCTAAAGAGAATAGTGATATTTGACCTCTCTCACCAGTTGAATCAGGAGTATCATACAAATATACATCAGTGTTTATATTTGATACTCGGAAAGAACTTGAACGTATATTAAATCCATTCATAGATTGAACATGAAACTCATTTCCAAAGTCAATTGCATACTCTGCAACCTCAGAGATAGCCAATCGAAGATCTCTTCTCATTTCAACTGTTGTGATGTTAGATGTTACAGACTCATGACTTGAATCAATCACTTTTAAGAAGCGACTATACTTGAATCTTGCCCCGTATTTGTTTAATTCAGATGATTCTGCATACGCGGTTAAATCGCGCTGCACTTTTGTTGAAACAAATGACGCACTTGGTGCCAAATTAGTGTTGTAATAGACTTTACTGTTAGTTTCAATAAACAAATACTTTAAATCAAGTATTTCTGGCACAATTCCGGCAACTGCATATCTTTTTAAGTCTCTTTTTATATTTTGTTTAATAAGATTTGGAACAAAATCACCATTTCTTGGTTTAATACTTATAAAAACCTTGCCATATTGTGGAGGAACTAGATCCTCACCACCAAATACTGATATCGACTCTGTTTCTGGATAAATTTTGTTCGGAATTAAGATTTCATAATCATTTGCACTCAAAGCCCTGTTCTGAGTTGCATAAATTTGAGGTGCAAACTTACGAATTGAGTCTACACTCTCAATACTTTCACCGCCACTTGATGGTAATGTAGATGTAATCAGAGAAATACCATCAGTAACGAAAATTTCAACAGAATTTCTTACATATGAAATACTACCACTAAATGTAAAGCTATTAACTCCATTTCCATTAGACCCATTTGTTACAATGTAACTCATTTCGACAACATTTCCATCTTGGAGTTCTTTTCCAAAAACTCCATCACCAAAAATTACCTCATATTGCTCTCCTTCAACCTCTTGAATAAAATAAATGTTGGAATTTCCTGTAATTGTTGATTTTGTAACGTTATCAAACAGTTCATCTTGCCTTGTATACTTAGTTGTTACTGAAGAATCTGCTGAAGGTCTTACAGAAACAACTAAACTATCTAAATCAATACCAACATTTGGTAAAATAAACTTTTGAAATGGATTTCGAGTTGAATATACGTATGATTGACTTAAATATGACCCCTCATAGACCTCAACATCCTCAAAACTTGCAATTCCATCAATAACTGAGACTGTTTTATCCTCTGGAATACCAAAAACGAAGGATTGATTATTAAATGTTCCTCCAGTTGTGACGACTGGCCCTGCTTTGAGTGTTAAATTGGCAGGAGTTGGAGAAACTGATGAAATATCGACAAAAAAACTAATATCTGCTCTTGATGATTTCTTTGATCGAGGTACATATCCAATATTTCTTGCTAATGCGACCACGTTTTCACGCAAAGTTGCTGAATCGATGAAAACTTCATTCGATATCATGTTTGCATTATAAGAAGTGATGTAAGTATTATATGCTAATACGTCTAATATCGTAGATAAGTTAGATCCT